TAAATTTTTTGGAGGTAAGAAATAATGGCTTTTGTTGATGGATATGGAGTAAAAGGTAAGTTTACAGCAAACACAGGCAAGAAAGCTGCACAGGAAAAAGCAAAGAAAGCAGAAACTTTTCGCGCTCAAGAGAAATCTTATTTAACAAAATCTATTGGAACAGCTGGACCAAAACCATCTGTAGATATGAGCAGTGGTGGTGATGATGATAAACCAAAACAAATTAAATCTGTTGACATGGGTGATAAAGATAGTGGAGTTGTAACAAAATCAAAAGCACCTCTACAAAAACCAGCTGGGATTGATAAAGAAAATACTTTCATTGAAAGTGTGCAAATGGGTGATAAAGACTCAAGCCCACAAACTATTGCACCATTAAAAGTATCAGAGATTCTTGAACCAAACTATACATTCTTAGAAGAAAAAGAAGTCTTTAGAACTGGAAGAAGTGCAGAAATAAAAAGAAGAACTGGTGAAGGATTATTAACATTATCTTTAAAACCATCAGTAAATCTTTTTGATAGATCAAAAACATTATTTGATGGAATGGAAATAAAAGGAGAGGTAATATTCTAATGTATAAACTTTCACAAAGAAGCAAAGATAAATTAAGTGGTGTAAAAACAAGACTTATAGCTGTTGTCACTAGTGCCATAGAACACACGACCGTCGATTTCGGAGTGATTCAAGGACTCAGAACTTTGGAAGAACAAAAGGAACTTGTTGCCAAAGGTGCAAGCCAAACAATGAAATCAAAACATTTGACTGGTGATGCCGTCGATCTCATAGCCTATGTTGGTTCGAGGGCATCATGGGAGCTGAATCTCTATGATAACATTGCAGATGCCATGAAGAGAGCAGCAGAGATTTGTGATGTAGGTATTCGTTGGGGTTGTGCCTGGCACATACCAGATATCAGAGAGTATGATGGTTCAATGCAAGATGCAATGAATGACTATATTGATCTTAGAAAAGGACAAGGGCGCAGACCTTTTATTGATGGTCCTCATTTTGAGCTTTCTCAATAAACTCCATAGCTAATGTAGCATAACCAGCAATATCTTTATATGAATCTTCATGATTAGGCTGTTGTCTTAATCTCATAGCTTTTGTCAGTATCATCATAATACATACATCTAGGTATGTGAAATTCATATCTTTATATTCTGACCAACACTTAGCTATCGCTCTTAGATTATCAGTTGGATTACCATACACATTTTGTCTTTTATCTAATGTATCTCCAACTTCTCTTAGGAATTGCGCTCTTGTCATTTACATCTCCATTTCTGGTGAGCATGGCTAGGAAAGGGTGAACCAGCCATGCTCGTTTTTAGAATGGTATTTCATCATCAATAATAGAAGCTTGACTTTCTTCCGAACTTTCCTCTGTTTTGTTTTGTAAAGGTTGACTTTCTTCTGTTTTGTTTTGTTTAGATAATTTTTCTGAAACTTGCAAGCTCAACATATTTTTACCAGTTTTTGTTTGTCTTTTCCAAGCAGCCAATCTCATTGGTTTATCTTTATTAAACATTTCATTCAGTGATCCAGAGTATTTTGGTGCGCCCTCACTAACACTATCATTCTCAAACAAAGCACAGAACTCTGTATATACTTTGAGAATAGTCCTACCATTTTTAGTTTTTTCTTTTACAACTGCAAGCTTATGTTCTTTCCCTTCCATATCCAGCTTCCCAGTTAGCATCAGCTTATCTTCTGAACTGAACGGTGGGAATACAGCTCCCTTGTTTGTATTATCGTACTCATTAGAACTCATCATTGTTTCCTTTCATATATTTATTGTCATCATATTTACCCAAGAATACATCAGCATCAAATCCAAGATGTGATAAACCTTTTGTTAGTGCATCTGTTAGTGCCATCTTTGGAGCATCATCATTTGCTTTCTTTTTGTTATCAAGATTTACAAATGTTCTTGATCCAGCTATCGGTCCAAAAGATCCGAAATATGTAGTGATAGTTACCTTTGCCACCACCATCATAATATTTCCTAATGTGGGATAGTCATACTCTACAGTATATGTCCAGCCATCATTCTTTGTATCATTACCAACCGGACCAAGAACAGCAGTAGCTTTTAAGATTTGGTACATAGGATCTATTGCGTTAAAAGATCTGGCACCGAATGATACTTTACTTATATATGCTGGATCTGTTTCACAAACTGCTTTCCATAATTTTAAATTAGTATTTGCAACTTCATCAGCTTTTTTAATTTTTTCTACTAATCTTTTTTTTAATAACCATCTAGGTTTTTTATCACCAAGATTATCTTTTCTCATAGTCATTTTATTCACCCTTTATTTCTGGCTCTTTATCTTCAATTACATATTGCCAAAACTTGAATACTTTTTCTTTGAGCCGATCAAGAAAAGCTCCATCTTTAGGTACAGCAATACACTTCCAAGGTTTCCCATTACCAAAAAAGTTTGGGAAATAACACAAGCTGGTATTCGATAACCACATATAAAACTGTAGCTGTGCGTAATATCTGTTTACTTGTGCATCTATTTTAGCAAATGAATTAGTATGTTTGGCTTCTACAATAGCTGATTGACCTACTACAGAAGCATCTATTGTACCTTTCAATGGTACTCCATTGTAATTCAATGCAAATTCTTTTTGAAAGTTTTCAAGTCCACATTCGTATTCTTTTGCAAACACTTGTAGATTGTAAGCTTCTGTTAAGATACCAATTTGAACTTGATGATTGTTAGATAAATCCTCTGGTTCTTTTCTTTTTGTTTTGATTTGCCATAGATCATACCAATCATCTCCCATGATTTTGGTACAATCAGACCCACCAATAAAACCTGTTCTATTCATGATTTACCCTTTCAATTATTTATACTTTACTTTTTATTTTTATTCAAGCATAATTGTTTTATAGAAAACCAACACTTTTCTCCTATGCCACTGCAAAGTACGCCTGTCTTTGTAGTGGCTATTTTTTTCTGTTGTTTAAAAGCCTGTCATTCCAAGGAGTGTAGTAAAGATCTTCTTCTTTGGAAAGCTCGTACAGATCTTCAGCTGCATACAACCAATCTGGATAATCATTCTTCAACATATTATCCGGCATGGGTGGTAATGTAATCTTTGTCTTTCTTGATGTTGATCCAACAAGTAATCTTTTGAGTTTAGTCATTTTGTTTTTCATAGAATATCTCCAGCTTTGGCCTATCTAATGGTATCTTGGGTGTATCGTATGTGTCAACATAAGTTACAAAACATTTGGTTCCATCATCATAAATCTGATTGTGGTACTTTGTACAATCTTCCATTGTTTCAAAGTTGACTAACAAGATGGTACTGTAAACTATCTTACTTCCAGTTACAAAACTTCCTGTCATTTTAATCCTCCAAGCCTAATGCTTTTCTAGGATTCTCGTGAAAAGATATATCATTGTCTTGATATTCTTTTTTTATATCTGCAGCCCAATCTGATAAAGCATCTGCTTTTATAACATACTTCCATTGATTCCATATTTTTTTATTCCAAACAATGTAACCTTCTCCATTTATTTCATCCCACTTCAATGAAGCTATATGTAAATTGTACTTACTCATTTATTTTTCCCTTTCTTTAGTTGTTCAATTATCTTCAGTTTTTCTTTCAATGAAACACTTCGAAAGTGTCTTTCCAAAGGTAAGACTTTCTTCCAATTAAATTTTTTAGTTAAGATTCTAAACTCTTCGTCGAGATCCATGTGCTATCTAACACCTCCAAGTATCTTTGTCTGTTTTTGATTCGCCAATTTATTTTCTTAGCAAACTTTGACCAACTTGGAAAGTAATCTTCTTCTTCTGCAATCTCTTTGATTGCATGAACAAGAATGTCAGCAGGCACATCTTTTAGATTTTCAACGAAAGCATTCATTCGATACTTCAAATCTTTTACTGTTTCACCGAAAGGTGGCTTCAGCAAGGCTGTAAGCTTCACCAAGCGTGCAAGTATCTCTTCCGAGGGTAAAGGTACTAGAGTAGAAAGTATGGCTTTCCTTGCCCTTTTAAATACATCTTCAGATTCTACAGACATTTCGAGATGTTTGATATGGTGGTCGTTATTCGATATTATTTTCGTAATCATTCTTGATTTCGTCAGCGAGTCCAGCAAAGAAGCCATCGCTATGTCCGTTTCGATTGGATATTTTATCTCTCTTAAATTTGTTAAGGCTTGTGATGTTTCCTCTTTGCTTAAAGTCAACTGCTTTATTGCACCAATTCTGGTAAGCTTTGTCCCAGTCTTTCCATTTTCTTTGCTGGGCTGTGCCAATGTAATATAAGGTGAAGTTATTCGTTTCATTGTCATGGTCTATAATCCCCTTTCCATGTTTTTGATTGATCTTTTCGATAGTTTCTGGCTTTGGTTTCCAATCTTCTGTGATTACTTTAGTGGGTTTATCTAGGTTAGATGATAGGTTAGTAGCTCTCTCTGAGCCTACGTAGGCTCTCTCTGAGCCTACCTTGTACACTGTTGGATATAGATGATACCTATTGGATCTTCTTGAATCTCCTGATACTCTAACAATGTATTCTCTATCTTCTAATTTATCCAAGTGTCTTTTGATTGTAGCCAATGCAAAACCTGTGCGTTTGGATATACTTGTTAAGCTTGGAAAACAATCGAATGTTTCATTGTTTGCATAGTCAGCTAAGCAAAGCAGTATGAATTTGCTTACACCATCATCTATGGTTTCATCATCCCATACTTTAGCCATTAAATGAAAGCTCATGTAAATAAATCTCCTTGTGCTGATGGTTCTCCAAGTTCACTAAGTATATATTCTTTTAGTTCATTGGCTTTAATATACTGACTAGCATCTCTTCTAAGTATATGACCAGAGCGATAGCCAGTGCTTGTTGTTGGTAATCGAATAGTATCTTCTGCGTAATAAAGACCATTCTTTTGTTTTACAAACTCTACTTTATTACCTCTGGCTTCATAAGAATATTCATGGTGATGTGATCCACCATTCTTCTCTAAACAATAACCAAAGTGAACAATCTTTACATCAATAGTAATTCTATTCCATTCCATTTCAAATGTTTCTATGTTGGTGCCTTCTACAAATCCCCAATAAGTTGAGTGTTTGTTATACCACCAATCATATTTACAAAATTTTTCATGAACAAATTTGTTTGCATCTTCTTCATAAGTTTCTTCACCTTTGCGATACTTACATTTGCCACCGTTGTTACTCCATTTATATTCTGATATATAGAATCTTTTACCAGATTCATTTAAGACTTCAGCTACATAATCAAGTGGTATCTTTGGGTGTAGTATTGCCATTTTTTTCTCCTAATAATTCTTCAAATATTTCTCCACTCATTATGACTAGAGTGTTTGGTTTACCTGTCTTTCTTTTATACAACGCTATGTCCCTTTTGTCTAACACATTGAAAGGATTAGGAAAATTATCTTTGGTTCGGTACTTTACCTCGGCAATATAATTTTTGTTCTTTGGGGACAAAATTATATCACCTCGGTATTCTCCTCCCAAACTGCCAGAAAGTGGCTGTCGCTTAGCTGCAATGCCAATCTTGTTTAGCCAATCAACAAACCACTTTTCGTGATAGGTTCCTTTGTTTTTATTTTTGTGTGCCATTTGGATATATTACTAGTTTACAATTCAAAGCATTGATCCAACATAAAAAGTTATGAAAGCTTGGAGTTCTTGATCCATTCTCCCACCTTGATAGTGTAGATGTTTCAATTCCAATATCAAAAGCTAATCTTTCCTGTGATATTTTTCTATGTTCTCTCAATGATTTCAACATACTAAGATACGCTTTCATTGTTTATCCTCCAGCATACCTCTTGTTTATTCCATTTGTTTAATCTTCTGATATTAGAATCTATTATCCAGCCTTCATTACAAAGCTCAGTAAGCCTTGGTCTTACTGTCAATATATTCATAAAACATCTGTCAGCAATCTCAGTGCTTGAAGCAGAATTATTTGGTGAATCATAATCAGCTATACTACTAAGATAGTGCAAAACAATTTGCTTTGCACTGAATCTTTTTGTTGGATCTCCAATAGCTTTGAAACTTGTGTCGGTTTTTTGGTAGCCGTGACCTTTTTCTGTATATGGCATTAGTACAATCCTAACTTTTGTTTGATGTGTGATTCATTGAATGGCTCATGATGATCTTCTGTGCCTGGTATAAATTCGATCTCTTCACCATCACTATTGCTAGCCCACCATACATCAGGATCATATTCGTCTTGGTCTAAAACCCAAGCTTGACCTCTTGTATGTATCATATCACCTTTTGAATAGTGACGTAGTTCTCCACAAATATTATAACTTCTCATTGTATATCTCCACTCCAATATAAATCACGCTCAACTTTGCCACCAAAAGGTAACACCATAGATTTTAACTCGTTCAAATCTACATAGCCTAGCTCAGTTTCATAACCTAGATTACAGTAACCAAACGCAATATCATTCTCGTCTAGTTCTGACAGATACCAAGTACCTACACCATATGGATTGAATAGTTTTACAATCGGTGCAAATGTTTTCTCGCCATCTGCGTTAGCTTTATGGTTAGCACGCAGTTGGCTTTCTATTTTCTTTGTTAATAATTGCATGATATTCTTCTATGAAATAAAAATTATAAACGAAACGAATGCAATGACAGCGACAGCTGCCATTGCTTCAGTGATGTAATACCTAATCATTGTGGATCTCATTCCATAATTCTGTTACTTGATCTGGTATCATGCTTGGTAAACCTAGCATTGGATTTGTTCTTGATTCACGCACAGCATAATCAATTACAGTTTGAAGCTGTTCAACATTGTCACTATTGCGTATCATTTCTGATATAGTTCCCCATGTATTTTCAACTTCATCTAACAACATATCTTTTACTTTACCCATTGTTTCTCTCCAATCTTTGCATTGCAATTTCTTGTTGTTGTTGAATACCATCAAATACAGATTCAATTTCTTGAACGACTCTACTGTTCTTGTAAGCTTTTTCTTTGAACAAATTCTTAGGAATAGAATCTTCTGTAAATAGAATATCAGCTACTCTATCAATCTCTGTAGCTGTCATTTCTGTACAGATATGAAGTGCAATTAATTCTAATTGTCTTTTTGTAAAATATATCGCCATTATAAAACCCCTTTCATTAATTACGATAATTAATTCTAAAAAATTCTTACCATAGTGTCAAGCATAATAACACAATACTAACGGACATTATCGAACTGATAATGAATGTAACACACACTGATAGTAATAATAGATTTATTGTTTCTTTGAACTGTCTCATAACTCAAACTCCCATAAGGTAAGCACCAGCCTTTCGGCTGGTGCGTTTTTGCCTAGGCTACTTTAGCCAAGCTCTCTACAGTTTCACCAGTGTCAACGCACTCTTGAACTGCTCTGAACACTTTCATCAGACCTTGCTCAGCTTTGTACTGTGCTTCATACCTTTGGTGTGTATCATGTACTTCCTTTTGCTCACTATCAGTGAAAGCGTCAGGATCAGATTCAAGCTTGCGTTCCATTCCAAGGAATATCATCTCAGCTTTATCGAATCTTTGTTTAGTACCCATGTAATTGCCACCTTTTATTCTTGTATTAAGACCATCTGCTACCCACTTAGCTGAGTAAGAGAAGTCACTATATACTTCACATTTACCTAAGAACGTAAGGATTGCATTTGCTAGCTTTACTTCTTCTTTGCTTAAATCATTTGTCATTAGTTTTCTCCTAGTTGTTTATTAATTGAATGGTCACACCTCGATGATTGGGGTAGCTATGTCAAGTCTCGCACTTGACATAGCTAGGCGTTCGGCTTTGCCGAATCCCCTTGCCCCAATCAGCTAGGTTTGAACAGGCAAGGAATGAATAACTAGGAGAAAGATGACAGATTTGCAAAGGAAGTAAAGCTAGCAAAT